AAAAAAGGGCCTCCGAAGAGACCCTGTAAGGTGTATTTAAATCAGAATGCAGAAGGTGCAGTTCCGCCTACATACAGCTCAACAGCTGCAGCAGGGTTCAGGTAGTCAGCACCCATAGCCAAACGGCCAAGGATAACGTCACCCTGATAAATCACGGAGACATCACCACTGGTTACTTGTACCTGTGGGCCGATTGCTTCAACACAAGCGGCTGCTTCACGTTGGAAGATAAGACCACAAGATGTAGCAGCAACTTCTGCGGCTGTGCCGTAGTCGTTGTTGATGCCACTTGTAGCGCCAGAAGCGTCTTCCAGTGCTGGACCGATGAAGTCACCTGTATTGCCAGGTGAAGTCTGTCCAGTTGTACCGGCATACTTCGTACCGTAGTTGCCAAGGAACGGAATGTTCATTGACTTGTAGATCTTGATGCCAGCAATCTCGATGATACCGTTGCCGCCTTGCAGAGCAGAGCCCTGAGCGTCACGATTCACAAGACCATTAGTTCCAACAGCTTGGATCAATTCGTAGTACTGGCGGGGGTTCAGGACGGCAACACGGCCATCACCAGAAACTCCCTTCTCATCCATTGCAGCTGCTGCGTCATAGAACGCAGAAACAAGTGCAGTAGAAGAGAAAGCATCAGATTCGTTAGCAGTAGCGCCAACACGGATCTGAGTACCGCCTGGCTCAACATAGTTAGATGCACTAACAGGTGAGGCAGCGCGAGCACCGCGTGCAACTGCACGGAAGATCAAGCGATCATACTTTTCTGCGAGTGCATAACCGATCTTACGTGAGATCTCCGAGCGAAGATCGTAATGAGAAAGTGTCTCATCAAGGTCGTATACGAACGCTGAGCTGATAAGAAGGTCGTCAACTGTGACGGTCTTCTCTGCCACGGGAGGCGCACCATCGGAGTTACCGAGGATTGCATTTCCAGGCGTATGATACTCAGCCGTTGTACGACCGGTATAGATGAACTGCAATGACTTGCCGTTCTTAAGTGTACGCTTCATGACAAGATCACGAGCGATTGCATTATGCTGGAAGCCTTTAAACATCTCACCACTGAACAGTTTCAGATAGAGAGCGCGGCGTTGATCAGTTGTAGGAGACTGACCACCAGCCAAGTTATTAGCGCCGACAATAACCTGATTGGTTGTCAGCGTATTAGTTTGATGTGCCATTAAAATAGAGAGTTAATTATGTACGACTCTCAAAGATCTTTGAGTATTATTCAGTTTTATTTGTGGTCTATCCCACCGTCTAGACGGCTAAAGGTATCCTCCGTAGAGGGCTAAAGCCAATAGTGAAGAGGGGAATTGCACCCCTCATTAGATCTATCTCACTTAAGCTAAGTCAAGGGGGAAGTTATGTGCATTACGTTCATGCATTACTTCAAACCCAAGTCCAGCTCTGTTAAGGACATCTGCCCAGGTATTAATAACGTGAGTATTGCTATCAACAATAGATTGATTAAAGTTAAAACCATTCAAGTTAAATGCCATCGTAGACACACCAAGAGCGGCAAACCAAATGCCAATAACAGGCCAAGCCCCAAGGAAAAAGTGGAGACTACGGCTGTTGTTAAAGCTAGCGTACTGGAAAATAAGCCGACCAAAATAGCCGTGCGCTGCAACGATGTTGTACGTCTCCTCTTCTTGTCCAAATTTGTAACCATAGTTCTGACTAATGTTTTCAGTTGTTTCGCGTACAAGCGACGATGTGACCAGTGATCCATGCATAGCTGCGAACAAGCTTCCCCCAAATACACCAGCAACTCCCAGCATGTGGAAGGGGTGCATGAGGATGTTGTGTTCGGCTTGGAATACCAGCATATAATTAAAAGTACCGGAAATGCCAAGAGGCATACCGTCTGAAAAAGAACCCTGTCCAAAGGGATAAATAAGGAATACAGCGGATGCTGCCGCCACGGGTGCTGAGTATGCAACAAAGATCCAGGGCCTCATACCCAATCGATAGGACAATTCCCACTCACGTCCTAAGTATGAGTAGATGCCAATCAAGAAATGAAAGACAATTAGTTGATAAGGACCGCCGTTATAGAGCCATTCATCTAACGACGCCGCCTCCCAAATGGCATAGAAGTGGAGTCCAATAGCATTAGAAGAAGGAACAACAGCACCAGATATAATATTGTTACCATATAGTAAAGCTCCTGATACAGGTTCACGGATACCATCAATGTCTACTGGTGGTGCAGTGATGAAGGCGATAATAAAACAGGTTGTAGCTGCTAGTAATGTTGGAATCATTAGGACTCCAAACCAACCAACATACAACCGGTTGTTAGTTGATGTAACCCACCTACAAAACTGTTCCCAGATTGTAGGTTGGTATTTGTTTGCAATTAGTGCGGTCATTAAAGTAATAGTTCATGTGTGTTTGTTCTAGTAAGTAAGACCATTTTAAAGACTTGGCTGTCTAGAGCTATAGAGGGAATTGCACCCTCCTTATTCTATTTAGCTATTGTTTTTTAGAAGCTGTACTTCAAGCCTACTTTTGTGCCGTAATCATTGACATCATCAAAGGCTGCTGAAAGCTCTCCGTATACAGAGACACGTTTCGTAGCGTTGAATGAACCGCCGAGCTTACCTGTCAGCTTGGTCTCTTCTTCCCCACCATCTGGTGCGAAGATTGAAGGACCAGCTTGTACGTAATACGAACCTACTTCATTACCACTTTCGTAACCAAGGTGGAAGTCAGTGACATGTCCGTTGAAATTAGAACCTGTGAAGCCAGCATTGTTTTCAACGTTGACGTAAGGACCAGCCAATGCAGGAGTTCCCATTGCAACGGCAGAAAGAATTGCGATAATTTTTTTCATTGTAAATTTAATTGGTAGTTTGTTTAGAAATTAACGTTTGATTGTTCAAGTTTTGCCATCACTTCTTGGCGATAGGCAGGGTCGCGGTCGTAGCGGGGATCTTGCATAGCTGTTACTACTTCCGCTTGACTCTTGTAACCCTTAGCTGTACTAGATGGAGCCTTACCTTGTAAAAGTTTTCCTTCTACACCTTGTCCATCTTGCATCCTTAAGGCTAATGCTTGTACTGCAAAGTATGCACTACTTGGATCCCCACTATCCATAACAGAATCATACATACTGATTTCTTGTTCTTCAAGATTGTCAGATGCCCATTCCATCATGGATTTATACTGTGCATCACCGCCAACTAATCCTCTTAATTGATTAGCATCCTGTTCTGACAGTGTTTTACTTTGGTTATCCTTTCTGTACTCAAGGTACATCTTGGCAAGATCTTCAGGTTTCGCTTCAGACAATTCTTTCAAAGTGTCTTCACTAAACTCATCCTGTGATTCTTCCCACAACCTATCGAACAATGAACTATCGACTGGTTCTTCTTCAGTAGCTTCTTCAGTAGCTTCTTCTGTTGGTGTTTCTTTTTCTTGTCCACCTAACTTTTTCTGGAGTTCAATGTAAGCAGCTTCTAGCTCTTCAGCATTTTTGTATTTACCAGCAAGCATTGTCTCTTGCTGCTGCTCCATCTCTTCTCCAATCTGCAGAGACTCTTGTTCATCTGCATTTAATTCTCCCTGACTATTTTCGTCAGAGATCATAGACATTACTTCTGCCATATATTATTTATTGTGGTGGTTGTTGTGCTTCTTGTTCCATCATTGCTACTTCTCCATTCTTTGAAGGATCCATGATTGGAGTTTTCATAGCATCAATTTCCATCTGTTGTTGTTGCATAGCCATCTGCTGTTGTTGCATAGCGGCTTGCTCTTGCTGTACTTCTTGCATGGAACGTACAAGATTAAGTACATCAATTCCTTGTGCTGCAGCAAGACGTTTGATTACCTCATCTGTATTGATGAAGGTATTGATAGCTTCAGGTCCAAGTGTTTGAGCAAGGATAGTTAGGAATTGTCCTAAGCTTTCCCTGTCTTGTCCCCTTCCTAATGCATTGATACCTGCAACGATGGTGGGTTTGACAATACCTTTAGGTATCTTAGGAATCTCACCTTTCTTCTGCGCTTCACTTAGTTTCCTATTAAGATAAGGTACTAAGAAATCTACAGTTAGAAGGCTGAATAATCCCCCAAGTTGGGATTCCAGTTCAAATTGTGTCATCCTGACCTCTTCCGCTGTTGTGCGCTCAGACTGCCTAATATTTAAGACAAGGAATGCATCACTTAATCTACGCTCAAGTGTGTTTGCCATTTCATATGCAGTTCTGAAGTCAGCTGTCTTACCAACTTGAATGACACCAATATCATCTGGTCTACCTTGGATGATCGCACCGTTACCAGCTTTCTCTAGTGTGGAAGGCTTTGTTGTACTAGATGGAGATACAGTAAATACAACCTTTGCAGCTGCTGCTGACCCTTCTACTAGTGCCTGAGAGAGTCCTTCTAATGACTTCAGATCACCAATGAACTGACCTACTCTCCCTCTGCCATAGCCTTCACCATCTACAGTATTGAAGCGTAGTGGAATCCACGGATTAATATCAACTGGTGCTTTACCGTTGGAATCTTTCAGTACTTTATCATTTACTTCTTGATGCCAAATGAATCTATTGTTGTCACGTTTGATGTGTGTGTATACATCAACGTCATCACTGTATTCATTTTCACCTGTTACTTGATTGGTTTCTAATACATCTTTAGGTATCTGTGATTCAACCAAGTCTTTTGAAATTCTTTCCTTTGTAACTATTTCAATCACTTGACCGTTGCCATCCCGATCCACAACGTAGCGGTTCAAAGGATATACCTTTAGTCCATACTTACTCATATAAACTAGAGCGTTACCAGCTACTACAAGATGTAGCAATGCTTGGTGTACTGCAACACGATCATCAGATGCAGAGATTGACTCAAGAATGATTCGCTCCACCTTTGCAAAGGATAGATCGAGTTCTGATTTCATCTCTGGTGGTATCTCATCACCGAGTTGACTTTCGTCTAGTTGTAGTTTAAAGAAACTAGTCTGTACAGGTAGCAAAGCAAGCATTAATTTACTTGCTAAAGTCACAGCTCCTTTAGCTCCTACCGATTGGTAAGGAGTCCTGAGTTGTTTCATACCTGACATATGTTCTTCATGTCCACGTACTAAGTATGGAAGGGTAAGCTCTGATGCTTGACGTGCTTCCTCTAGGAATTGGGAACGGTCGCTTGATAAATAGTCATACCTTGTTCTTGCTGACATTTAAGTTACGTTCAATGCTTTGTCTTTAATCTTTTTGATCCGCATACCGCTGCGGGCGAAGTTTCCTTTAACACCTTGACGTGCCATCTGTTGGCCTTCACTTCCTGTACCTACTGTTGCACCTTTAATACCTAGAACTGATTCTCTGTTGTTAGGTTGCATGGTGGCCATCAATGTATTCTGCATACTTTGTAGGTTCTTATCGTAGGAAGCTTGTTGGCTTTGCATTCGTGCTTGTAGACCAGCCATCTGGCTTTCAAACTTTGATTGCATATCGCCCATCATCCTTTGTTGGTCGAACATTGATTGTGCGCCACTTCCCCACTGCACACCTTCTGTAGCTGCTTGCTTTTGCATCTCGTCATAGCTCAGCCCAGCTTGCCTTGCTGCGCTCACAGCCTGTAAGCCAGCGTGAGCCATGGTGCCTTCGTTGCCACCATACTTACCAATGAAGGTTCCTTTACGTGCATCGATGTACTCTCGTGCTTTGTGTCCAAAGCTGATACCTTCACGTGCGGCTTGCGCTTCGATTTGGCTGATAGTCATCCCTGCTTTAATTGCTCTATCAACTGCAGCTTTACCGGAGTGAGCCATCGTATCGGTATTACCACCGTATGTATTAATAAAACTCATTTAATTTTCTTCCATATATTGAATGATCCATTCAACGACACTTCGCTGTCCAGATCTGTACATAATCTTTTCGATTGAATCTTCTGGTGTTGGGTTGACTGGTGGAAATGTTTCTTCTAATTGATGTACTAAACCACGGGCTTGCATGCCCACAGTCTCAAGCATGTTTAACGAGGTAGCTGATTGCATCTAAAAATAATTGAACGTTGTCATTGAAATGTCCAAGACCAAGATTGCATCGGTTACAT